CTCATACACTCCCGATCACTGTCAAGCGTTTCCGATAAATATTTTCTGAAGGAGCAAACAACATGATCGACATCAACGAACTCAAGACGATGCTCAAGGCGATGAACCTTGTGCATGTCTCCAAGGGCGCAGGGGTGAACTACGGACGGGTCTGGCGGCTCGTTCATACCGACACCCAACCGTCCTACGACACGGTACAAAAGATCGTCAAATACATCGAGTCCATCACTCCAGCCAAAGCAGCTTGACCATGGCCGCGCCGAATACCATGCAACACCCATCTGCCTTCGGGCCATATCTGAGGCACGGGTGGAAACTGGTGCCGATCAACGCAGGAACCAAGGGGCCGCGCACACCCGGCTGGAACACCGAGGAAGCCTGCATCAACGAATCAAGCGACATCCCCGAGGGTATGGGTGCCGGTCTGGCCCATGCGTTCTCCGGCACCTGCGCCATTGACCTCGACGACGCCTTCATGGCGCAGATGATGTTCGCCGAGCGCGGCATCGATCTGCAAGCCCTGCTCGATGCCCCCGATGCCGTCCAGATCATCTCCGGTCGCCCAGGTAGCGGGAAGCTGATCTATCACCTCGATATGCCGCTGCCGAGCAAGAGCCTGAAGATCGATGTCAAGACCATCGTCGAGTTCCGCTGCGCGACCGCCGATCTGCTGACCGTGCAAGACCTGTTGCCGCCATCCCAGCACCCATCCGGCACCATCTATTCGTGGGGTGGCAAGGGCGACTGGCGGAACCTGCCACTACTGCCCGAGGCCATTCGCCTCTGGTGGAACGAGTTGCTGGCCGAGAAGCCCCACACATCATCGTCCGTCGCGCAGAAACTGGACGACCTGACCGAGGTACGCTCTGCCCTTGGCAGCGTCAGTGCAGACTGCCCGCACGATACGTGGATCGAAGTTCTGATGGCGATGAGCAGCACCGGCCATCCCGATGCCTGCGAATTGGCCCGCGAGTGGTCGAAGACTGCGCCACACCGTTACCCGGGCGACCGCGAGTTCGACATCCGCTGGCGCAGCTTCAAGGACAAGGATAACGGGATCACCATCAGCACCTTGTTCCATTATGCCAAGGAGAACGGCTGGGTCGCGCCGCCCATCGACGTAACCACGCTTTTCAATCAGCCCCTGGAGGGAATGTCTGACCTGCTGTCCGGCATGATCGTCAGTCCTCCGGGGGCAAACATCAAACTGTTCCCGTCAGTGCTGCGCGACTATGCGATGGAGGTCAGCGAGGCAGTCGGCTGTGATGTCATGGTGCCAATCTCCGCTGGCATGGCAGCCGCCTGCTCGGCCATCGACGCACGGTCACGCCTTGAGCTGACCAACGGCTACAAGGTGCCACCTGTCCTGTGGTTCATGACCATCGGCAGCCCAGCCGACAAGAAATCACCCGGCAGCAAGCCCATGTTCAGCATCCTGGCCGACATCGAGCGTGATGATCGTGTCCGTTATCAGATGGACATGCAGCGCTGGGAAGCCGAAGAGGCAATGTTCGCCTCGACCAAGAAGGCATTCCTTACCCAAGCGGGTGGTGGCGAGCACATGCTGGGTTCACTGGGCGGCGATCCACTGGCCGGTCTTGCCACGTTGCCAACCCTGCGCCCGCAGCCGGTGCCGAAGCGGCTGGTGATCAGCGACAGCACCTCGCAGAAGATGGTGCGCATCGCCGCCGAACGTCCTGAAGGTGTCTTGTGTTATCTGGACGAAGCCAACGGCTTCTTCAACAAGCTGACGAACCCGACCAGTGGTGACGACCGTTCAGCATGGGTGGTGAGCTACGAGGCCGACCGCTACTTCATGGACCGGGTTGGCACTGGCAGCATCGTCGCCGAGAACCTGGCAGTATCCTTTTACTGCAATGTGCAGCCGCAGGTATTCAAGCGCGTGCTTCCCAGCTTGTCCAGCGACGGCTTTGTCCAGCGGTTCATTCCGATGACCCTACGCCCATCGAAAACACGCTTGGGCAATCCCGTACCGGCATGGTCATCCTGCAAGCCAACGTGGGATCATCTGATACGGCAGATACACGCGGCAGGTGAACGCCACTACACGCTATCTCCGGACGCCTACAGTGCGTTCCGTGAGTTTCAGCAATGGTATGAGTCCAGCAAGCACGATGAACGCCTGATACGCTCGCCAGTGGAGTTCATGACTGCCTTTGGCAAGCTTGAAGGTTTGACCGGACGCCTGGCGCTTGTGCTGCACATGATCGAAGACCGCGACAGCGCCCAGGTCAGCGCCGACATCATGCACCGGGTAATTTCCCTAGTGCGAGGATTCATCATTCCCAGCTTCCGCTACTGCTACTCGGACATTGGCGGACTGACCGAAGAATCACACGAATACTGGATCACTGCCCACATCCTTCAGATCGCCAATGAAGGAACGGTATCGTTGTCCGACATCAAACGCAGTGGTCGCCGCCAGTGGGGAGATATGCGCCCGCTTGACCTTGACCAGCTTGTGCGTGATGTCATGGCGGAGCTTGAAGGTCGCCAGTGGGTGGCAGTGGTCGAGGACAATCGCAAGTCGACCATGTGGGCAATCAATCCCAACCTGGTCGAGCAATTCAAACATCAGCGCCAGCGTATTATCAGCGTGAAACAGGAGATCAAGGACAAGATGCGCCAGCACGCTGAAAGCATTGGTAGGGACACCACCGGAGACGCTCGCTATTTGGCTAGGGGAGCAGCCTGAATGGTAGGACAAGGGTAAAAAGAAAACGGCGCGTTATGCGCCGTTTTTGTTGGGTTTGTGAGGATGTTCAGCGCCGGGATTTTCGCGGTAGCAGGATATTGAGCAGCAGGTTGAGAATCAGGTACATGATTTATCCAAGGAAGAGAATCAGGCCAGTGATGATACCCAGCGCGGGGTGCACTGCCCAAGCGATGACGGTGAGCCAAATGAAGAACCCGCCAATGAGGATAGTCAACATCGTGTCCATGTCAGATGCTCATGACGATGATAGTACCCAGTGCTACGCCCATCAGAAAAAACCGAAGCGAGCCATGGCCACGGCGGCGGATGTGACGAGCAGAGTAGAGAAGTGGAGACATTATTCGTCCTCCTTCACATCGCCACGGGCAATGGCTTCGGTGATGACTGAACGAAGGTGAGGATCATAGGCTTCAGCAGCCGGCCAGTGTGCATTGAGCGCACCAACACAATCGTCGAAGAATTCCTTAAGGTCGGAATAGTTCGAATGTTGCTCGTCGTTACAGGCGCACGAAGCATCCTGTAGCGCCTCCAGTTCGTTTGAAAGCATCAGGGTGTTATCCGTGGTCAGGTCAGCATCATCCAGTGCGGCCAGTGTGGCTTCAAACAAGTCCAGTGCATCGGTGAGTTCCTCACGGGAAATAGTCTCGCCATGGCGCAGGCGTTCAGACAGCGTAGCGTTCGACCCAAGTGTAGACATAATCATTCTCCAGTGTTGTTATCGGGTAAATTACAGGCGGTTTTCTTTGTAATGGCTTTCCATGACTTCGGCCACGGTTTGCCGAACTTGACGGTAAAGAAACCTACTCTGTCTACCCAGCCTTCGATGACATCACATTTGCGTTTAGTGGGAAAAGTTTCGAAAAACTTGATGGCTGCTTGTTGTGGTGTGTCCATAGAACAAGCGAAACCGCCGGAAGCATGAGCGCGAAACATTCTTATTTCAGTAGTCGACATCATCATTCTCCCTAGAAAGCCGACACGTACAGGATCGAACCGTCGCAGTCGTCATCGACTACAGTCGTGTTGTTGTTCAAGTAGTCGAGCACGGCATCGCGCAGGTCTTCACCTTCTTCAGCTTCGATGTAGTAGTTCGCGGCAATCTCCAGGGCTATGGTTTCCTCCAGCGATGAGCCACGGTCGTAGTGCTCGCGTTTCACGCCAAGGTTGGTGTAGCCATTGCGATGCAGCATTCGAGCAGCAGCAGGGTAACGTTTGCGTAGTTGAGCAGAATCGTTCACTTCAAGCGCTAAAGCGATAGCTGAAGCCAGTGTGTTAGTTCGTGGGAAGAGACTATTCAGCAGGTCGAGCTTTACGGCCATTGTGTAAGCGTATGAGTCTGCCTTGCGGAATTGTGAGCGTGTCTCATATTTGCTTGCTTCAACAATTACTGCCCAAGGTGTCCAGCGTCGAGTCATGTTGTTGCCTCCAGTGGTTAAGCGTTAAGACCCAGATCAGCGAAAAACTTAACTGTCGCTTCGTTCACTTCGCCCGTGGCGAGCAATCCGCGGATTGACTCAATGAAGATACAAATAAACTCTTCTGTGAAGTTACCTTGAACAAACGACGCACCTATTGTTAGCGCGGCATTGTCAGCGGCAGAGCCAACCAAGTTCATAACATTGATATCGTCAGAGTTGCGGGCAGTGTTGAATATTTCGCGGTTCATCATGTTCTTCTCCAAGTGCTAGTCGCCATTGTGTCACTTGTCCATCATTGTGTCAAGTAGTTCGTTATGCGCCAAAACACGGAAAAGATTGGAATCCGTTTTTGGGAGTAGAGAGTGTGCAAAAGTTTATAAAGTTTTGCACACTTTTTATATATTAAAAACAAAGTCTATTCCTGTGAGAGTCACAAATGATGCATAACACACTGGATGACACACTTTTGTGTCATATGTGATGTGACAGATACGCCACTTTCCCGCCTTGCTTCAATGATTCTGTTATACATGATATCCGCATAATCAGCCCATAAGTATCAATGTATCTTGTATTAGAGAATCAATACATCCTTGATACTGTGACAGACGTGACAAGGTATATCAGAATCGGCTTATGCGGAAGGTAGGGTATGAGCGCTACCTGGTAGACGGTCGAAGCCCTGGACACTGATGCTCTGAAACTGAGCACGTGATAATGCTATCGTTCTTATGCTGTTGTTCTTATGCTGCTAGAATATCGAGGCCTTGAAAAAGTGCTTCCGGAAAATCCGAGGTACCCCCGGGTCATCGCGGTGCCACCCCGTCGAAGTTTGCGCCCACCACAAACACGCAATCTCACAAAATTTTTCAAATTCTAGAATCAAAGATACTTTTAACACTCCCCACCCCCTTGCACCGATCAAACGATTGACGTATAACCCCGAATTATGGAAACCCAATCGGCCATTCCCGTCACGTCTGTCGCACCCGTGGATGATCTGCCCCACTGGATGCAAACCCCCCAGCTGCCCACGCCGGACGATCCCCATCCCACGCCCAGCCGGCAGACGCACCTGCTCCGCCATCAGACCTACGCCAACCTGTTCGAATCCAGCATGGAGCGCATCATGGGGGGTACGCCACTCACCACGATCATCGCCAACGACCCCCGTGGGATCCAACTGGGCCGGTTCCTGTTCTGGATCAATCGGGATGCAACCCGTAAGCAAAGGTACGAGGAGGCGTGCAGCATCGCTGCGGAAGCGATGGCGCATGAACTGACGGCGATAGCCGATGCGCTCAACCCGGACAACGAGCCGGTCATGGAGGACGTGCAGCGCAGCGCGCTCAGGATGAAGAGCAGGACGTACCTGATGGAGAAGTGGTCGCCACAGCGGTACGGGGACAGCAAGCGCATCCAGATTGACCAGACGTCGCTCAGTGCGAACATCAGCGCGGACGACCTGGCGAAGCTCTCACTCCCCGAGCTTAAGGCGATGGCGGCCCGGGTGTTCGCACGGAACGCGGAGCGAGACGATACCATCGACGTAACACCTGAAGACCCACTGGACGAGGAGGAGGCGGCGTGACGACACGTGAAGACATTATCGTTTTGCGCGAAGAGGCTGATAAGTTTGCAACTAGACAATTGTCATGCGAAGGTGAATATCACCCTGACTTTCACACGGTTTCAGATGAATGCTTCTATACCATCGCATTTGAGGCTGGTCGTGTAGCCGAACGGGAAGAATGCGCGAAGAACGCCGGAGAATTCGCTAGAAAATGGTGGGCAATCCACTGCGCCACAAACCGGCACTTAGAAACTACACGCGCTGCACATGATGATTTTTGCGCCCTTCAGATAGCTATCCGCGCAAGAGGAGACACGAAATGACCGAAGACCATATCAATTGGATATTGTTCGTAGGAACTCTTTTTGTAATCTGGTATATGTTCAAGAAATCATAATGACAGCCCCGCTCACAGCACTGGAGCAGATGCTCGTTGAGGAGATAGCGCGACGGGCGGACGCCGAGCAGCACCTGGCAGACTACGCGCGACGGGTGGTGGGTGTCACCCCCGCGCTGCACCATCGGTACATCTGCGACGAACTGGAGCGGGGGATACTGAACGACGAGTGGGACGACTGCGTGATCTGCATGCCACCTGGATCAAGTAAGTCGACCTATGTCAGCCACGCGTTTCCAGCGTGGTTCCTTGGACGGTTTCCCGACGACAACGTGATCCTCGCCAGCCATACCGCCACGCTGGCCGAGAAGTGGTCGCGTCGCGTACGGGATACGGTGGCGTCGCCGGAGCACACGCGGGTGTTCGAGCACAGCACACTCTCTCGTGACAGCACGTCGGTCAGCAAGTGGAGCACGTCCGAGAACGGGGAGTTCCTCGCGGCGGGTGTGGGGATGAGCATCCTGGGCTTCCGTGCGGGACTAGTAATCCTCGATGACGTTGTGGCAAGTTTCGAGCAGGCGCAGAGCGCGACGCAGTTGGAGAAGATACATGAATGGTTCAAGGCTGACCTGAAGAGTCGGATGAAACCACATGCCAAGATTGTCAATATCTGCCAGCGCACGGCTGCCTACGACATGGCCGGGTACATGATGAAGGAGTTCGCCAAGAACCCCACACGTCGCTTGCGGACCATCGTGCTACCGATGCTGGCCGGCGAGAATGACCCGCTGGGTCGCGCGCCGGGTGAGCGGCTGTGGCCGGAGTGGTACACGCCGGAGATGGTCGTCGACCTCTCGAAGGACGAGTTCACGTGGAAGACGATGTACCAGCAGGAACCGCCGTCCGACACCGGGAGTTGGATCACCGTCGATGATATCCGTCACCGACCGTCGCCGGTCATCTCCGGGGAGACACCGATCTATGGTCTTACAGACTTGGCTCTGTCGGTCAATACAGGGGACTACACGGTACATTTCATTGTGGCAATTGACCCAGACGGAAACTGGGACATTCTTGAAGCTGACCGCAAACGTGTGGACCCCGAGCAGACCGCCACCCGTATCGTCTCCTACTGCGAAACCTACGCCCCCCGCGAGTGGCTGATTGACGACGATAACATGGCGAAGGTGATGATCCACCTGGTCAGCACCAAGGCGCAGCAGTTGCGGGTGCATGTCCCGTGGAAGATGCTGCCGATGCGTGGTCAGGACAAGGAGACACGCGCTGCACCACTCTGTGGTCAATTCAAGCGCCGGAAAATCTTCTACCCTGCCGATGCACCATTCGCCCGCTGGCTGACCGAGGAACTGCTGATGTTCCCGAACGGTGTCGGCAGCGGCGTGGACGACGGCATCGACGCCCTTGGGCTACTTGGTCGACGGATGAGCGCCATCGCGCCCCCACGCGCCACCGTTGCACCTCCGGTCAAACAGGGCTACAGTTTGAATGATCTGTGGGATGATATGCCCCAACAATCAACAAGGATGTGAAATGAGCCACGATGCCTATACCGTAGCCAGCAAAATCAAGTCCGTCGAGGAGACCGACAAGACCCCCGACAGCAAGTATAGGCGATGGAAGGACGAGATCACGATGGCGGAGAAGGAGTTCCGCAACTTCCAGACCCGTGGTCGTAACACCGTTCGGCGCTACAAGGACGAGCGGGACTCCGTGGACGGCAGCGAGCGGAAGTTCAACATCTTCACGACCAACGTCGAGATCATGAAGTCCAGCCTCTACGCCAAGCTGCCCAAGGTGACGGTCGCCCGCCGCTTCGGTCAGGCCAACGACGATCCGGCCCGTGTCGCCAGCCTGATGCTGCAGAACGCAATCATGCAGGACATCGACGAGCCGGAGTGCAACTTCGGTCAAGTCATGCGGGATGCCATCGAGGATCGCCTCGTACCGGGCATGGGCTGCGCGTGGCTGCGTCTGGAGAC